AAAGATCCGTGAGTCCGTAGAGATACTTGACGAGGCATTCAAAGTTGGAATGGTAAAGCTTAAGGACGGCGGATCTGTTGTGCTCAAGAAGGAAGACGTTGATCTTCTAAATAAAATGTTTAAGGACCTTTCTACTTCAAATCGCAAGAAGATGCAAGAAGTTGCGATGAAAGATAAAGCAGGATTTGAAGAGATTCTTAGCTTTGCGAGGGAAGCGATATGATCATTAAAGTAAAAGGTAACGCCATAAATGTTACAACTGCTAACACAGTATCTGACTCGTCGGTAGTAAGAATATTCGCTACTAATGCGGCTACTATTACTTTAGCAGGTGACACTGTAGGGACATTTAATATGGCCGTTAACACCGTAGAAATTGTTGAAAAACAACCTAGCGATACAATTGCCGCATCCGCAGCAGTTTCTTGCACTCCTGTGTCTTTTAGATAATAAGTGAAACAAAATTATAAATAAAATAAAAAGGAGTTTCAGATGAAACTGATCACAGAAGTTTTCAACGAGGATTGCGAAGTTCTTACTGAAGCAACCGAGAGTGGTAAGAAGAATTACTTCATAGAAGGCGTCTTTATGCAAGGCGACATTAAGAATCGCAATGGACGCATATATCCTTCTCAAATACTTGAAAAAGAAATGAATAGATATAATAATGACTTTATTCAAACGAAGCGTGCTCTCGGTGAACTTGGCCACCCAGATGGTCCACAGATTAATGGAGATCGCGTATCGCATCTTATCACTGAGATGAAGCGTGATGGATCAAACTTTATTGGTAAGGCAAAGATTCTCGGGACTCCTATGGGCGAGATCGTAAAGACCTTTATCGATGAGGGTGTTAAGGTTGGTGTTTCTACTCGTGGCCTTGGATCAGTTAAGCCAACGAAAGACGGAATCATGGAAGTTCAGAACGATTTCCATCTGTCAACTGTGGACGTTGTTACTGATCCTTCTGGCCCAAACTGCTTCGTAAATGGTATCATGGAAAATACTGAGTACTACTATGATATCGCTTCCGGTACTTGGAGAGCTCAAGAAATTATAGAGCAAGCTGTTAAGGAAGTAAAGAAGCAGTATAAAAGAACTATAAGAACGGTCGATGAAGCGTATGCGGCAAAGCTGCTGGAAAACTTTATTCGTTCTCTGAAAAACTAAATATTATAAATATGGATATGATAACACGGATCCAATCAAAAGGAGAGTAAATATGTCAGGATTAGAAGAAAAGTTCGTTGCTGACGACGGCGTTTCTACCGTGCCAAGCCCGGTTACGCCAGCAGGTGGAGAGATCAAGAAAAAACTTGCTGATGTTAAGAAATCAGTCGATCCAAAGGCAGGCGCTGTAGGTAAACCACCTATGTCAGAAGAAGAAGAAATCGATGCAGATGAAGTAATCGAAGAAGAAATGATTTCGGTTGAAGAATCAATTGCTTCAATGTTTGAAGGAGTTGATCTTTCTGAAGAATTTAAATCAAAAGTATCTTTGGTTTTTGAAACTGCAGTTAGAGAAGCTACAAAGGCTAGAGTTGAAGAAGCTGTTTCCACTCTTGAAGAAGAGTTTCAGGTGAAACTTGAAGAATCTGTAAACGAAGCTATGGAAGAAATCGTCGAAAATCTAGATTCATATCTTGACTACGTTGTCAAGGAATGGTTAGAAGAGAACGAAGTTGCTATTGAATCCGGTATCAAAGTAGAGATGGCAGAGTCCCTTATGGATGGACTTAAAAATCTATTCTCTGAGCACAACATTAACATCGACGAAGAAACTGTTGACGTTGTTGCCGGCCTAGAAGAGCAAGTTCAAGAACTTACAGATCAAGCCAATCAGGCTATCAACGAAAACATCGAACTTGCAAAAGAGATCGCATCTCTTAAAGCAGACATGGTTTTCGAAGAAGTATCTGAAGGTCTAACAGTTTCGCAAAAAGAGAGACTTAAGTCTCTATCAGAAAAATTAGATTTCGATGATCTTGAGGCATACGCAACAGATCTTAATACTCTTAGAGAATCTTTCTTCAAGACTAAGAAGACTCAAACAATCACCGAAAACGTAGAAGAAGACGAAATCGTCACTGAAGAAATTGTTAAAAAGCCAGTATCTCAGTACTCTACGGTCAATGCGATAGTTGAGGCCTTAAACAACAAAAAAGCTAAGTGAAAATAAGCAAATTATAAATAAAACCAGTTGAAAGCAACAAGAATAAGGAGAGACAGAAAATGAGTCAATCTAGCAGAACTTTAGTCGAAAAGTGGGGTCCTCTTCTAGAGCACTCTTCCTTCTCGCCAATTCAAAACGAGCACAGAAAAGCAGTAACTGCTACTCTTCTTGAGAACACGGAAAGAGCTCTTATGGAGACAGGCGACCAGTCAATCAACATGACATCGCTTCTTCAGGAAACTCCAACCAACTTCGCAGGAACCGGTGGCTTTGGTGCTAGTGCTGCAACCCCACAGGCTGGCTACGATCCAGTTCTAATCAGCCTCGTTCGTCGTTCCATGCCAAACCTAATGGCATACGACATCGCAGGCGTACAGCCAATGACCGGACCAACCGGTCTTATCTTCGCAATGCGTTCTAACTACAACGCAATGTCAGGTAACACCGCAGTAGAAGCTTTCTATAACGAAGCTGACTCTGACTTCTCCGGTACTGGTACACAGTCTGGTGTTACAGGTTCTGCCGCAACTGCTCCATTCGGATCCGGTATGGCAACAGCTGCAGCTGAAGCACTCGGTGATGGCAATGGTACAAACTTCGCAGAGATGGCACTTGCTATCGAAAAAGTTACCGTAGCTGCAAAGAGCCGCGCGCTAAAAGCAGAATACACCACTGAACTTGCACAGGATCTTCGTGCAGTTCATGGTCTTGACGCCGAGAATGAGCTCGCAAACATTCTTCAGTCAGAAATCCTTGCGGAAATCAACCGTGAAGTAGTTCGTACTATCTACACAACCGCTGTAACCGGCGCTGCAAACACAGCATCTGCTGGCGTGTTCGACCTTGACGTTGACGCGAATGGCCGTTGGTCTGTAGAAAAGTTCAAAGGACTTATGTTCCAGGTTGAAATCGAAGCCAACGCGATTGCAAAAGCTACTCGTAGAGGCAAGGGTAACATCGTTATCTGTTCTTCCGATGTTGCATCGGCACTACAGATGTCAGGTGTTCTTGACTATACGCCAGCTCTTAACAGCAACGCACTTAATGTAGACGACACAGGCAACACCTTCGCCGGTGTTCTCAACGGCCGCTACAGAGTTTACATCGACCCATACGCAGGTGCAAACTACCTCGTAGTTGGTTACAAAGGTTCCAGCTCGTTCGACGCCGGTCTCTTCTACTGCCCATACGTACCTCTACAGATGTACCGTGCAGTTGGTGAGAACAGCTTCCAGCCAAAGATCGGCTTCAAAACCCGCTACGGTATGGTTGCTAACCCATTCGCATTCGGCCCAACCCGCAGCGAAGGCGCTCTTACTGCAAACAGCAACGTCTACTATCGTAGAGTTCGCGTTTCGAACCTATTCTAATAAAAAGAAGGGCAGATCAACTGCCCCTCTAAAACAAATCTGGGGTGGCGAAAGCCACCCCTTTTTTTGTTGCTTAAACCATACCTAGCGCAGATTTATACATCTCAAGAACGGCTTCTTCTTCAGCAATTGCGTCTGCTTTACGTTTGCGAATAGCAATGATCTTCTTCATCACCTTCGTATCGTATCCGCGACCCTTAGCTTCAGCCATGACTTCTTTCTGAGAATCAGCCACATCTTTCTTTTCTAACTCGAGGCGTTCATAACGCTCGATGAACTGGCGAAGTTCTTCCGCGGTTACGTTGTATGCGTCATTCATAGTATATACTCCTAGTGTTACAGTTTGATTAGATTAGGCAAGGTACAAGCTCATAAGAACCGGTACACCTACGATTAAAAAGACAACGATAAAAAGTGAAATTCCTAGACCTTTAAACATTTTCGTAGCTCAGCTCCTTCAAAGTTATCCATTTTAA